AGATGATCAACGAGTCATCACCGAGATCGTTCTCACGACCTCGCTCCGTATACGGAGGAACGAATTGTAGGATCGCTTCAGTTGTTCACCACAACTGGAGCACATGAAAAAAGGCAGCGACCTCCTAAGAGATCACTGCCTTGTTGTGGTTTCAGGATGTGTAGTTGTTACTTTGCGAGAACTGTCTTGTGGTTGAACAGTTCGGGAGTCTGTGCTCGGAGAGAAGTATCAATCATCTCCGGTTCATCTAAGAGACGCTGGATCTCCAACTGTGCATCCAACAGTCTCAACCCTCGATCGGATGAACCAGCAGCGATCTGGAACCTACCCAGCAGTTCCATGCAACGCGGGAGATTCCCACTCCCGTAGACACAGAACCAACCCAGTCTCTTCGGGTTGATGGTTCCCTCCAGGGTTCCCTTCAGCAGTGCTTGGAAGGAACGGGAAGCGGATGAAGTCAACATACTCGTACTCCTGATTGCGATTCGTTCTAACCACCTCGACCCCCTGCTCAACGTCGAGCATAGAAGGGGTAGGGGTTCAAATGTTAGAACCAACCCACAATAGAAAGTGCGAGGAACCCTCCCTTAATACGGACCTATTTTCCCCCAACTTTCTCCTACTATCGAAGTGGTTTATTTGGAAGCAACCGAGAGAAGAGATCGACGTTGGGATGCAGCTTCAAGAAGGGGTTGCACCTCTCGAATCGAACCATACGTCTGCTCGATCAATCCCACATAATGATCCAATTCTTGATGGGATCCTGCTTTCTGGATCGACGACAGACTCAGCACCCAGTCCTCCTGGATCGGTTGTTTGACATCAGGATCTCCCATCAACTTCCCGAGCTTGCCCGCTCCTTGATCGACGATCCATTCATTACCCGGAGTCCGCGATTCTTCTCTCACGTCCGGATGATTCCCCCTCGCAGCAACTCCTCCTTGCTCGACCAACCACGAAGGTTCCATCTCCTCCCGATTTCCCATCAATCGCTTCTCATCCCGATTGAACCGCTCCGACCAGATGACCTCCTGCATGCTCTGGATCGTGTCCTCGTACTCAGTTGATCTCCCCCATTCCTCGTTACGGACTCCGCGAAGCAGACGTTGGAGATACATGTACTTCGGACGATACGACTTCGCATCCCCCATCACATCTTCCCCCGAGATCGGATTCGTCTTCGTCTTCTCGGGATTCCACGGAATCTTCCCCTGGTCCCGACTGAAGACCTCCTCGTAGAATCCAGGTCCGAATATCGCATTCGTCGCCGCTCGAAACCTCCCCTTGAACTTCATCGTCATCGGTCGATGCTCGATCATCAATCCCCCTTCCATCATCTCCCGATCGATCCCCTGTTTCGGAGTGAATGTCTGACGCAGATTCCCTCCCGCAGAGGCAGGATCGCGAACCGTGCTCCATTCTCCCATCCGACGCGGATCTCCTCGTCCCTCGTTCACCGACTTATATTGAGCGATGTATCTCCCGGTGATCGAGTCGAACTGAACCGCGTTTGCATATCCGAACACCATCTTGTTCAATTCCGCTACATCGCGGGAGAACCATCCCTCGGGATCATAGGTTTTCGGATAACGTTGCTCCCCTCTACGGAACTTGTAATGACTACCTCGTCCCTGTCGATAATCATCCGGGGTCGGATCGCGATCGGAGACAGCGAATCCCCGCTCCTCCCGATCAAACTTTGCCCACGCGGAACTCGATCCGGGTTTGTAGTCACTGCGATACTTGTCTGAATCAGCAGGAGACAGACCTCCTCGATCTTCATAAGCATGAGTCAGCTTCGCAGCAAAAGCAGGTCCCAGACTCGCAACATAATCCGCGATCGCTGCATTCAGATGAGGATCTCTGAATTCTTTGTTGACGAGGTATTTGATGACGTAGCGGTCAGGAAGGTCACGGAGGGGTTTACCTCCTGCTCGGATCAGGTCTCGATCCGGATAACGTTCATCTTTCGGGAAGGTATGGGAGATCCACGCAGGGAGGAGCACACCACCTGGATCTGCGAAGTAGGATCGCTTCTTCGTCTCGTCTCTATCCGACAGGGTGATCGCTCTCCGGTTTCGATTCGTGATCAGTCGCTTCTCATATTCGATTTGAGCAGGACTGCGGGGGTCTTGATTCGGGGAGGCAACATCCATCTTGACGTGTTGTCGGTTCGGTTGGGATGGAACTCCCGAAGCGAATACCTCCCTCACCGCAGATTGGAAGATCTGCTCGTCATACTGACCTCGATAGTTGTTGCGGACATAGGTCTGGATCGAAGCAGGATCCGATCGGGTCAGCAATCCCTTCGTCTTCTCCTGATACAACCAGGTCGTCAACAGGTCGAGTTGTCGTTCGAGGGGAACGAACGAACGGGGAGCAGGAGCGAACTGGGACACGACCTGCGTCAGCAGATTCGTGCTGACAGGAGCTTTCAGAACGGTGGAGGAGAATTCATGCCACGCTGAGGATAGCACCTGAGCATACTGAACGTGTCCGATTCCTCCGATCGTGTCCTTCGAGCGAACGAACGATTCATACAGGGATTTGTAGCGAGGAGTCGTTCGGGTGAATCGCAGGAATGCTTCTCGCGTGCTCTCGACATTTCTCTCGAACGCGATCGATCGATCCTGAGCAGCAAGTCCTCCTGTTGCAGCGGAGGAGGCAACTCGTCTCCCCGCTGACTCCTGCCACTTCGAGAACTCCCGAAACAATTCATCTCGATCGGATGGAGACAACATGTCAACTCGTCGCATGTCTGCTAACTTCGCAGCGACATGGGGTTTGTTGATACTTTCCAGATGCAATCGCAGTTGTTCTCGATTAGCAAACTTGGTAAAGAATTGTGCGAATAATTCAAACTTTTGATCTTGACCGCTCACGATCGTTCCTTTTAGGATGAGTCTCTTCGATCGCATCCCTCCCCTTCCTCTCCTCCCCTCTGCTCGCATCGGATTTGTTCCCGACATGTCGAAACGAAAGAAAAAGAATCCGAAAGGAAATGCTGGAGGTACGTCGAACGACGCACGCGAATTGAGTTCGTTGCTGAGTTATGGACCCCAGCAATACGGATCCTATTCTGCGGGGTGGACGACCAACAGAACAGAGCAAGTTCGGGTTTTTCGTCATTGGGTCTACGTCGCGATCCATCGCATCGCTTCCGAGATCGCTTGCAAGGTTCCCAACATCTCGTTGTTGAAGTCCGGATCTGAACCCGATAAAACTCCCGGAGAGCGAGTTCTCCGCAGTCTCATCCGTCGAAATAAAGCTCTCACTCCCCTCCTTGCTCATCAGGGGATGAAACCGGTTCGCGACAATCATCCTCTCGTTCGTCTCTTCAACGATCCCAACACTCCCGACATCAGCTTCGATCTCTGGTACGAGACGATCGTCTTCCTGATGCTGACGGGATCTTTTTATTGGTGGATCCCGAAGAATCGCATCACCGGTCTCCCCGAAGCGATCTGGGTCCTCCCGAGTCACTGGACGTGGCCTGTATTCGGGGATGAAGGGAACATCATCGCTTACGAGATTCGTCCCACCGAGGGAGCTTATTATCGCAAGCTCTTTCCCGCTGACGAGATCATCGTCGGGAGATGGAAGAATCCCGCATCCAAGCTGGATGGGAACTCTCCGACGTTCGCGATCTCCGAATGGATCGACACCCAGAACGCGGTCAATCAATCAACGAATAACGCATACCGTAACGGCATCACCCCCACCGTCGCAATCCAGTTCGACGCTTCGATCAACGATCCGACCTCCGAGATGTTGAGTCGAATCGAACGGAAGTTCCTGTCGCGAATGCAGGGAACGGATAACAGCAATCGACCGTTGTTCCTTCCTCCTGGAGTCAAGGTCATCCCCCTCTCGATCCTCCCGAACCAGATGGTGTTCGGAGATACAGCGGAGAGGACGAGGGATAACATCCTCGCTACTTTCGGGGTTCCTGCGATCGTCGCGGGTATCATGCAGGGAATGACACATGGTTCGATCCTCGCTGCCCAGACGGGATTCTATGCGTTCTGCATCAATCCCATTCTTCGCTTCTTCGGACAACTCCTCACCGAGAAGTTAGCTCGTCTCTACGATCCCAGTCTGAAGGTGTGGTGGGAAGATTATACTCCCATCGATCCGAATCAGAGGAATCAGGACATCAAGACGATGGGTCTGTTCGGAGCGATCAGTCCCAACGAGATCCGTATCTCGAACGGGTTTGAACCTCTCGATGATCCCAAGTACGACATCCCCGTCGTTCCCGCGAACATGGTTCCGGGTTCAGGAGGTCCGGGAGGGGATCAGGATCCGGACAGTCGTAACAATCCCGAAAAGATCGATCTCAACGAAGATAACAAACAAGATTAGGATCCTGTAATCTATGTCCGCAGCAACGGGAGCGAAAAGCTCCATTGGTACGAGTGCAGTCGCTCTCACCTCCACTTCCAATCCGATCAGCTACAAGGTCGGAATTCGAGCAGCAAGTGGGAATTCCGGAACTGTCTACGTTGGGTTGTCGAGTGCTGTCACCGCTGGGTCGAGTGATACGACCGATGGATTTCCTCTCGCAGCGGGGGAATACACCGAACTGACCCGAAGTGCTGTTTCCGATACAACGGGTGTCTATCTCATCGCGTCGGGAGCAGGACAGAAAGTCTTCTGGGCAGTCGATGTTCTGGATGATATCTCCACGTCTGGATCAAGCGGTGGTGGAGGAGCAGTCACCAACGCAGGAACCTTCGTTGTTCAGGAGAACGGAGCATCACTGACTGCTCTCCAGTTGATCGACGATGTTGTGCTCGCGGAAGATGCAGTTCATGCAACGGGAGACAAGGGAGTCATGTCCCTTGCAGTCCGGAAGGATACTGCTGCTCAGACTGCGGGGACGGATGGGGACTACTGTCCTCTCATCACCGATTCAACCGGTCGTCTTCACGTCAACGTCGGGAACACGGTGACGGTCGGATCCCACGAAGTCACCAATGCAGGAACGTTTGCTGTACAGGCTACCTTACAAGCGGGTACTGCTCTCGCGGGTCAGGTGATCGCGAGTCAGGAGACATCGACCCTCTACAACGGATCGACTGCTCTGACTCCGAAGTTCGCTGCGATCGCAGCAGCGACTTCAGGAGACAACACTCTTGTTGCAGCGGTCACTTCGAAGAAGATTCGAGTTCTTGCTCTCTGCGTTGTCGCGGGTGCAGCAGGAAACATCTACTTTACGTCTGCTGTCGGAGGAACCGTCATCTTCGGGGGTTCGACCAACAAGATCAACCTCGCGATCAACGGAGGTTTCGTTCTCCCTTATAGTCCGGTGGGGTGGTTCGAGACCTCTTCGGGTCATCTGCTCAACATGAATGCGTCGTCAACAGGTCCCTTCTCGGGTGGTTTAACTTACATCGAGGTTTAGTTTGATGTTACGACAACTATGGGATGATGATGTCGGTGCTCTCTATGCAACCGAATATGTTCTTCTCGCGGGATTGACCGTCTTCGGATTGCTGCCGGGTCTGGTTGCTCTTCGCAACGCAACCAACTCCTCCTTGAAGAAACAGTCAGAGCAGATGGAGCGATGGTCGGGTTGTCAGGAGTCGGATCTACGTCAGGTTCAAATCCAGACCCAATCTCAATCGCAGTCGCAGTCGATTCACCTTCATCTCTCTGTTCCCTCCCAACCTAACTACTTAGAGCAGGCACCCTGAGCAATGGATCGTTTTAATACATTGATCGAAGAACTTCGATCGGATCCTCTGGATCGCGGTTATGTGGAGATGACGAACCTCCAGGTCGTTACCTCCCTCAATACCGCAAACAGAAACGTCTACAAGAAACTGACCTCTCTGCAACTGCTTAGTTGGGCAGCGGAGAACGGACGACTCGACAAACTCGTGGTTGGATCTACCAATCAGTCCCTCACCGCTCGTCTGAGGTCAATCTGTCGAGCAGCAGTCCTTCTGATCGAACGCTTTGATGCGGGTCTCGATCTGTCATCCCAGGAACATTCTTCGTTGTTGACGGATGTGGTGACAGCAGGAGTGTTGTCGCTGGAGGACGCAACCTCGCTCGCAGCACTCGCAACCGAAACGGTGAGTCGAGGAGTGGAGTTGGGATTGAGGGAAGTTGGTATGGGAGATGTGGTTAACGCACGAAAGGTGATCGACGCTAATGGCTAATCAGAAAATTGAATATGCTGCTAGTTCTGTCCTGACTATCACCCTTGCTTCTCTCGCAACGGACAGCAGTTTGCTCACCGGGGTTGAGTCCGATGCGGTAGACAACTCTAGCAATAAATACCTCGACTATCTGATCTCCGGGAAGATCACCACCGGAACCTCTCCGACTACCGCAAAACAGATCGAAGTTCACGTCATCGGGTTGATGGAAGATTCGACCTATCCGGATGTCTTCGATGGAACCGGATCAGCGGAGACGATTTCGTCTGCGGGGACGAAGAATGCGATCTGTCGTACCGTTGCGGTGATCTCGACCGTTAACACCAGCGACAAAACCTATTGGTTCGGACCAACCTCCGTCGCAGCTTGTTTCGGGGGTTCGCTTCCGAAGAAGTTTGTTGTCTTCGTGACTCACAACACCGCAGTCAATTTGAATTCAACCAGTGGGAACCACGCGATCTACATCACCCCTGTCTATGTCACCGTGAGCTAGGATCGAAATGGCAGTCTGGATCAAACGTCCTATCCCCTTCCGTCGTCCTCCTTATCCCTTTCAACTCAACAAAGACGCAGATCTTGCTCGGGGTCTCATCTTCTGGGTTCCGTGTAATGATACGGGTGGGAACCTCAAGGAGATGATAAACGGGAATGATGGAACCCTCAACGCGGATGCGACTCGGTCTTATGGAGGGACAGGAGATCTGGATTCAGGTCTGTGTTTGACGTGTGATGGAGCAGGGGACTACTCCTCCCATGCAGATCATGCAGCGATTAACATCACGACGTATTCTGTCTCTGCTTGGGGGATGTTGACCAATCTCACCAACTGGAGAAATCTTCTCTATAAAACATCCTCCCAGTACGGAATGATCTTCGACTCCTCGGGAGCATGGAACGCTCAATTCAACGGAGGTTCCAATCTCGCAGGAGGGACGATCGTGACGAACACCTGGTATCAACTGGGTTACTCGTTGGAGTCGAGCGGGGGAACAGCAGTCACCTATCAGAATGGAACTGCGATTTCTTCCGGTGCTCGTGCTAACTCTACTGCTGCGGGTGCTCTGACCATCGGAACCGATCTGGGAAACACTCGTTGGTGGAACGGAGGGATTGCGGATGTTCGCATCTACAATCGCGTTCTCTCCCCCAGCGAATACATGAAACTCTACGATCCCCGAACTCGTTGGGACATCTACTGGGTTCCATCTTCCAAACTCTACTCCTTTCCCTACGTCTCCTCCGCTTCTCAATACATCAGTCGAACTCTGCTCGGGGTCGGATAATAAATGAACATCGTCGATTTTCTCGCTCTCCGCACCCAGAAGTTCGGGGAGCATCTGCGTTCCAAGGGGGTCGATCTACCCGATCGCTTTCTTCTTCGCAACCTCGTTCGTCCTCTCGGAGCAAACACCCTCGCTCTCGATGCGGATGTCGCGGACAACAAACCCCTCATCGACGAGCGGGAGATGTCCGCTACCTTCTGCATCACCACCGCACGACAGGATCGCTATGGGGATGTCGTCCTCCCGAAAGGTTGTCTGAAACACATCGAGAATTACCGACGTAATCCTCGCGTCTTCTTCTCCCACAAATCCACCGAGCTTCCCATTGGGGATGCACGCAAGGGGAAGGATGGACCTCTCGCGTTGGAGATCCAGGACAACTGCATCAAGTCCACCTGTTACTTTCATGGGATGACAGCGGAGAGCGAACTCGTCTTCAAGCTCGTGAAGATGGGTTGTCTCGAAGCATCCTCGATCGGTTTCCTTCCCGTCATCGCTGCGTTGATCAAGGACATCGACGACGAGGATCTCGATGATCGCAATGGACTCGGAGAAGATCTCATCTACTTCGGTTCCAACAAAGCGAAGATATTCCCCTCGCTACGTTTCCATGAATGGGATCTGACGGAGTGGTCGATCGTCCCGACTCCCGCGAATCCCGATGCGATCGCGATGCACCTGAGTCGTGGTCATGTCGAGGGACAGGTCCTCACTCCCTCTCTGCGTAAATCACTAGAACCCTTTGCTGCACCCCTCCCGATCTGGAGTCCGGGTGTCCTCTTCGAGAAAATGGTAGAACCCGTCGTGGAAAAAGATACGAACCTTTTAGTTGACTCCGTCGAAGCTGCTGTCCCTGAAAAGGTAGTTGAAACGGAAGTCGAGAAGTTCGCGGATGTCCCGGAGAAGAATCCGACTCCCGAACCGGATCTCGGACAGAAACCCGGAGTCGATCCCTACGAGAACTGGAGTCATGGAGCGAAGTTCCTCGACTCGACCTCGAAGCTGTTCGAGGGAGTTCACAAGTTCATGGGGGATGAGTGCGGTCTGCTCGATCAACCCAAGATCAAACGCTACGCAACGAAGCAGATGGATCGGTTGCAGAAGTCGATCTACAACCTCAAGAAGCTCGGAGCGAAACTCTATCCCGACAAGTTCGAGGATCCGGGGGAGAGTCCCGTTCGCGAGAAGTCGCTCGACGAGGTCGAAACAAAGAAAGAAGTTCCCGTCGTTGAAGAGAAGACGGTTGCTGCTCCTGCTCCGACTTCCGTTGAAGTAATCAACTGGGATCTGATCTTGAAAGAGATTGCAACTCTTCAACTGAACCAAAGTAAGATTTCCGAGAAATTTTACGAAATCACTGGAATTGAATCTTGACATGATTCGGGGAGAATGATCAGATAAGAACCTCGGATACCTCTCCTCCTCTTCTTTCTTATCCCGGTAGATCGCTTCTCCCTCCTCCTCCTTTCCCTCCTGTTCGAGTCCTATCATTTCTTACCTCCCTTCTCCTGTTCCCTCCTGCTCTAACTGCATCTACTGGGATAAGAGGGACGAGAATCTTGGATTCTGTAAACGCAGGGTCCATCTCGTCTCTCCTGCTCAAATCACACCTATCGGTCCTCTCGGACGTTTCGTGGTCATGCCTGCATCAGAGTGGTGCGGGGATCATCAACTGAACCACGATTCCTCTCCTGTTCGCGACCTTCTCTTCTCTCTTCCTCTTCTCCCTTCGGAAAAACAGAACTCTTCAAATGGAAACGCAGACGCTCTCCAACTCGACCAACAGCAACCCTCCGATCACGGAGCAGATCTTGACTCAACTGAAGAGTCTCAACGATCGACAGGTCGCAAACGAAAAAAGCCTCGACGAGATCAAGACTCGTCGGAATGAGACTCCGTTCGTCCGCAAGGGCGAAAACATCATGAACTCGCGAGGGTTCCAGTTCAGTCGCGTCATCGGGGTGTGTAACCACAAACTCGACAAGTCGAACGCGAAGGTCGAACTCGAACTCTGCGAACGTCTCCAGAAGGAGTACGTCGAACGCGGGATGTATCAGAAGCACGATGCGAACAACATCGTCGTTCCCTTCTCGACGGAGCTAATGGCTCTGGGGGATCCGTCGATGGAGAAGCTGTCGCAAGAAGTCAGCGAGATCGTCAAGGCAGGTGCGGTTGGTGGGGATCGCGACGAGTTGATCGCTACCATCCAGAAAGCATACGGTTTCGGTCGCACGAAGTCGCTGTCGTGGATGGAAGAAGCTGGACTCGGTGCGTTGGTGGGACCTCCGGTTTTCGGGGAACCGATCGAACTGCTTCGTAATCAGGAAGTCTTCCTCAAGGCAGGTGCTCGTGTCATTCCGTTCCCTCCGAGCGGTCGCGTCACTTACCCGCGTATGACGGGTGCTACCTCCGCTTACTGGGTCGGTAGCGGGGTTAACGATCGTACTCTCACCGCGTCGGAACCGACGACGGGTGATGTGGTCATGAACGTGAAGAAGCTCGCGGTCCTCGTCAAGATCCCGAACGAACTCTTCCGTTTCCCGACCGTCTCCGTCGAACAGATCATCCGAGCAGACATGATGCGGTCTGCTGCGTTGAAGATGGATAAGGCATTCCTTGAAGGAACCGGGTCTGCGTTTGAACCGAAGGGTTTGATCAACTACGCGGGGATCAACGCTTACACCGCAAGCACTGTTGGTGCGAACGGTAACACCTTTGAACCGGAAGACATCCATCGGGTCATCGGTACGATCGAGGAACAGAACGTCGAGTTCAAGACCTGGGTCGGTCGTCCTCTCTTCTACGCAGGTCTCGCGAATCGTCGTGCGGATGCGGTGAGTGCGGGTGATAAGAAGGGTATGTTCCTGTTCAACGCTCTGCGTGATCAGGGGAACAACAACGGTGGTGCTCTCAACAACTCGACCGGGAAACTGGAAGGGTATGATTTCCTCAAGACGAATCAGGTCAGCAAGACTCGCACGAAGGGGTCTGCTTCGGATCTGACCTACCTCCTGGGTGGGAACTTCGATCAGGTTCTCGTCGCTCTCTCAGGGGTGATGGAGTTCGCAGTGACCGCTCTCGGTGACACTCCCTTCACCGCTGATCAGTCGTGGATTCGCTGCATTACCTGGTGCGATCTCGGTGTTCGCCATGAGGAGGCTTTTGCGTTGATCGACCAACTTATCGTCAACTAAGCAGGTAGTTAATAGGGGATGGAGTTAATCTCTTCATCCCCTGCCTCTCTTCCCTTCTCCATCTATTCTCCTCTCCTCTCGATCTCTTCCCTTCCAGGAAAACATAAGCTCTCATGATTCCTTTCGTTCCTGATTTCACTACCGGCTACGACTTCAAGTTCTGCTATTCGGGCACCATCTCAACCGACACGGATACGGATGGGACTGCGATTGATGCTCAGACGTATGAAGGTCCGGTTCACCTCGTCGCTCTCGTCGGTAACTCCGGGGATGCGAGCACGGTTGTCACCATCAAGCTGATCGAGTGTGCTACGTCGGGTGGTTCCTATACCGCTGTGACGGGTGCCTCGAAGACGTTGACCGCTTCCGCGACTGCGAACGACAACTCCGCTCACTTCGTTCGTGCGGACAACTACCAGTATCGCTACCTCAAGTCCCGAGTCACTACGAGTGGTGGTGGGACCCCGAGTGTACCGATTGCGATCGGTCTGCTCGCGAAGAAGAAAGTGGGAGGTGGGTCAGGGGTTTTGACTACTGGTTAAGTAGTTAGTTTTTGATCGGGATCGGAGGGTATTAACTCTCCGATCTTTTTTCTCTTCCTCTTCTCCTCTCCTCTCGATCAAGAAAGAACCCTTCCTCATATGTCAGATCTAGCTCTACAGCAAACATCCGGTGGTCAGAAGATCGCGGTAGTTGCATTGGGTTCGGGTACAGCAGACGTGGTCGTTTCGACTCTACCCGGTCGCATCAACAAGGTCCTCGTCACCGCATCTGCTACCTCCGCTGCTCTCGAACTATACGATCATGCTTCCGCTTCGTCGGGTGCGAAGCTGCTCTGGAAGTCCAGCACTTCTGCTACCGCAGGGGATGTCATCACTCTCGACATTCCGGTCACAAACGGGATCGTCGCAAAGCAGGTCAGCAACTCCGCAGGGGTCACCATCTCCTACACGGAGGATGGTAGCTCGGACGCAATCGCGGATAAGTCAGAACTCGTCACCACCGGGGGTCAGTTCACTTCTTACCACGCTGCTGCGGGTTCGGGTGCGGGTGCTGCTCTCGCTGCTCCAGGTCGTCTCTGCAAGGTCGTCGTCCTGACTTCCGGTTCAGCAGTGACCCACATCTATGACAACGCATCTGCTGCTTCGGGTAACAAGCTGTTCACCTTGAAAGCATCTCCGACGATTGGGGATGTTTACGACATTCAAGTTCCCGCATCCGCTGGGATCTACGTCGGGGGTACAACGAACACCAGTTCGCTGCTCGTCACCTACACGACCAACACGGTTCGGAACCGCTGAGATTACCCTCTCGCAACATACCTTCTCCTGAGTCGCGGGAGTCAATGAGGTCATCTCTTTGATTTTCTCCCCTCGACTCTTCGACTCAGGAGTTCTCTTGTTCGGGGACGGGTCGGTACTCACCGTGGTCTCATAAGCCACGACACCTGGTTCAACTCCAGGGTTCCCGATTTCAGATTCATCTCTTATCTCCAACCTCAATCGATAATGGCCCTCACCACCAGATCAACCATAAAGGGGTTTCTCAATATCGCGAGCGGAGATACGACTTTCGATAGCTGGATCGATGCGATTCAACCCGCAGCGGAAGCAGTTATCAAAAAGTATTGCGATCGGGATTTTGAGTCCGCTACCTACACCGAGTTCTATCGCGGAGAGAACAAGAACTGGTTCTGTCTCAAGCAGACTCCCGTTACTTCCATCACCTCGATTCATCTCGATCGCACCGGATACTACGGAAAGAATCCCGATGGTTCTTTCCAGACAGCAGATCTCCTCGTTGAAGGGGTAGACTACGTTCTCGACTGGAAGAACGCATCCCTCTCCGAGACCGGGATCGTCTACCGAATAAATGAAGTCTGGCCCTACTTCAATCGCGAGACAAGAAGTGGATCGGGAACTCTCTCCTGGATCTTCACTCCCTCTCCTGGAAACATCAAGGTCGTCTACGTCGCGGGATATGCAACCATCCCTCAAGACATCCAGATGGCAGTCGCGATGCTCGTCGCGGAGGAACAGAAGTCTCTCCCACGCGGAGGAACGGTCTTCTCCGAGAGGATCGGTGACTACAGCTACGAAATGGCAGGGGAGAGAATGATGGGGAAGTTGCAAGCAATCGGATCCCTGCGTCAGATCCTCTCCCGTTATCGCGAGGTGTTTTGAGCGATGTCCGTTGCCTCTATCTGTCGAACCCATCGAATCACCTTCGAGTCTCCTACCACGGTGAAGGATCTAGCAGGGGGGACAACGAGGGAGAACTGGACCGCAGTCACCACTCTCACCAACCTCAACTGCACGATCCAGAACGCAAGTCACCGAGAACGCTTCCTCTTCGCTCAGAGAAACATCCTCCTCACCTCGATCATCTATCTTCCCCGCATCTACACCGATCAGATCGAGAGACGTTTCCGGATCCGCGATCTCGCAACCAATCGTCTCTTCAAGATCCACTCCTACGCGGATGAAGCAGGTCGCGAGCTTCTCACCAAGATCTACGCGGAAGAATACTTGAAATGATTCTCGACCAGATCTCCGAGAAGTGGGACGGAGACCTCGCTCTCATCACAGCAGCAGGTCGTCTCTACGCAGGGGAGGTTCCCGAGTTCGACGAGGACGGGGTCGAAGTTTCTCTCCCCTACACCTACTGCGAAGTCGGATCCACCTCCTTCCTCTACTACCTCGCGGACACCTACTTCGAGTCCACCGAGGTCACCTTTCGCTGCTATGCAGTCGGAATGAAGAAAGCACAGGAAGCAGTTCGGAAGATCAAGGATACGTTTGCCTGGATCGATTCCCTCAACTTCAACGACACCACCTCCTCCCTCTTCTCCTGTCGTCCCCTCAACACGCAAGTCACCTCCCAGTACCTCCGCGACAAGTCGGGTAACCCGGTCTATTGCGGAACTATCTCCCTCCTGTTCACCATCAATCGAACCGACTCGAACGCTTAGGAAGCAATCCCTCTCATGGCAAAGACACTCTCCGCTGGTCCCTTCCGTCTGACCGGAAGCTATTCCTACTCCAAGACAACCACGCTCGGGGGTCCGGTCTCGAACTCCGACTCCTACAGCTACTCCGTCACTTACACGCACGGAACCGGTGCGGGTGCTGCTCAGTATATCTACGCGGATCTGCTCTCGATCACCGCGTCGGGTACAACCTCGCTGGATCTGAATGCGGTTGCGGGTACTCCCCTCACCGATGTATTCGGGGACGACATCACCTTCGCGAAGGTGAAGCTGATCTACATCAACCTCACCACGACGACCGCTGCTGCCAGCATCACGGTCGGGGGTAACTCCAACGGTCTCGTCAACTGGGTGGGTGCAGCGAACGACAAGATTCGTATCCGCAACGATGGAGCTTTCTTCCTCGCTTGCAAGGATGCAACCGGGTATGCGGTGACCGCTGCGACGGGTGACATCCTCGATATCACCAATGAGTCGAGTACCCTCGCTGCTTCCGTCGTCGTCTACATTGTCGGTGAGTAGTCATCGGAGTTCACCTCCCTCCTCCCTTCTCCTCCTCTTCCTCTCTCCCTTCCGATCATAAGGTGATTCTCCCTCATGGGACGACCATATTCCGCTCGTAATTCCCGAGTGTCTATCCGCATGGGAGGTGTTGTTACCCAACTCCTCGCATCCCGAGCTACTGTCCACACCAACGCAGACCGCATCGATGTCACCAACTTCGAGTCTGGAACTGATGCTGGTACTGGTTTGTTCTTTGGAGATTACATCGGTGGTGTGACCTCCGCAACCGTCAACATCGAAGCATATGACAGCGACGAAAGTGACGCAAATAACAGTCCGTGGGCTGTGGATCTTCGCTCGGGTATCAATGAAGGCGAGATGTACATCTACACTCGCTCCAAGACAGTAGTCACCTACGCTTGGTATTTCCCGAAGATCACCGTGATCGATGTCTCTTCGGAGATGGAAGCTCACGGAGCGGTGAAGTACATGCTTCAGATCATGAATCGTGGTCGCTTCTACTACCCTGGTGAAGTTGTGGGTAAAGTCGCAGCTTTCTAAGGAACCCTTTTTCATATGGGCATCGTTGCCGCTTCTCTCGGTATTGGAGTCGAGTTCCAATACAAAGACAAAACCTATCGACTCTCTCCCTGGACATACGAATTGCAAGGGGTCTACGAACGTTATCTCGAACGCGAGGTCACCGACGCTGCAAAGCGGATGTGTGAGCAACTCGATCGGGATGAGGGTCGTCAACTCCTGAAAGATGTTGCGAAGGATATCGGTCAGGGGATGTATACCTTCGGGGGAGATGAGGTGCAGCGTTCATTGGAATCTCCCAAGCACATTACCAAGTTGCTGCATATTATGCTGCAACAGGATGATCCTTCCATCAAGTATGAGTTGGTGAGGGAGATGGTTACCACCAGTCTCCCCGAGATCATGGAGAAGATCGCATCCGCGAATGTGGACCCTACGAAGGACGAGAAGAAGAGTTAGGTTTGCGACCCAAACCGAAAATGCAAGATCGAGCGAGGAAGAATAACTTCATCCCGTTCGATCTTGTTGCTTCTCGACTCGTCAGAGAACCCTTCAACCAACCCTGGTCCGAGATCAAGAAACTCGATCCGATCTCCGCTCGTCTCCTCTTCTTCCGGGATCCGGAGTGGGATGAGATCTACGATCCCAACCACGACGCTCCACCTCCTTCTCTCGCAGCGTACACTCGCTTCGAGGCAACGTTCAAAAAGCAAGGTTATAACGAAGAACAGATCGAACGTCTCTGGACCCACTATCAGACGAAGTTGCAGAAGATGCACGAGGAGTTCTCTTCCGAAACCAAGAAGAGAAAATCCAGATCCTTGCTCGAATGACGCGATCGCTCGATTCTTCTTCCTCTCCTCCTAGATAGCAGTCCTCCATCATGCCGGATCCGAAAAACCAACTCAATGAAACCATCTCGCATCTAGCGGAGCGGGTCTCGGGAATTGCGGTCACCCTTCATCTCTTCGAGGAGAGAATGAAGTCGTTGACGAGTTCCCTGGGACGTGTCTCCGCTTTGTTGCTTTTACAGGCAGGGATCCCGATCGGAGGGATGGGATCTTTCTTCAACGCTGCTCGCTTCCTCGGTGGTACAGCAGATCCGCGTACTAACCGTACTGCTTTCATCCTCTCTCAGATCGAGAAGGGGATTCCTTATAAGGGAGGAAAAGGACAGGGGCAGGGGCATGGAGGACAGATCTCCGATGGAACGATGTCGGAGATTGGACTTGCTGCTCTGACGAAAGGTGCTCGTCAGGAAGTTCAAGCGATCAATGGACTCTTCACCGAGTTGATGCAGGTCTTTCAGAAACAACTGGGGGATCTGATTCGTGATCAGATGGGACCTGGTAACGGCAGACCGCGTAAGTTTATCGCTCAGAATCCTGCTATCGTTGCCGATACGGTTGCTGCCTGGAAAGCATCCGGTCCTAATCCGGTTGCAGTGGATCTGGAGTGGGCAACGAATCATAAGGGGATGAAGAACTTCCTTCAGGCAGGGTTCGCAAAGTCGGGGGAGGTCGGACAGAAGTTTGACTTTGCTCCTGACTCGACGATTCCGTTAGACCTGAAAGCAAGGAACAAGTACAAACAGATTGTCTCGATCACAGATGATCAGTTTGATAAACAACTTGCAGGACAGGGGACGGTTGATCCGAAAGAGTTCTTCAAAGCTCTTGCAGACAAACTCGATCCAGGTAAGTCATCTCTTGCGGACAACCCCGCTGAGTTTGCGAAGTTCTTCCGCTCTCAGAAACTCTGGACCTACAGTGGAGAAGGGGATGCGGAGGGTCTAAATCAACTGTGGGGTCGAGCATATAAAGATGCAGGATCAGACAGCAAGTCTCCCTTCTCTTATGGGTTCGACAGCAGCAACGTCATGGATATCCGGAATCTTCCGGGTGTGCAGGAGGTGCTGAAGCAGCTTGCTGCTCAGGGTAAGTCCGCTTCGATGCAGGAGGTGTTCAACCATCTCTATGGACCTGCTGCACAGGAGAAGATGACGGAACTGGAGAAAGCTCACGGAAGTCTGGGACATCGTAATGACATCGATGCTCCTGGACAGAAGAAGCATCACCTTGGTCATCTCGACGCTTCTGTTACCCTTCTTGAAGCGGGTGCTGCTAACTCCTGGTATGAGCAGGAACAAGCAAAACTCAAGGAACGAGAAGCTCAGAAAGAGGTCAAGCAGGAGAAGCAGGAAGCGAAGACAGCTACTCCTTCACGAAAGTTGTCAAAGCGAGAAGAGGCACTACTAAAAGGACTAGAAGAATTAGCTGCTGCGGACACCATGTCGTCTACGCGACCTGGTCCCTTCGGAGCACAGATACCAATTGAAGTTCCGGTTCCTCCGGAACTGAAAGCACAGAGACAACGAGACCTGGATGACACTCGTCAGATATTAAAACTGAAAGCGGATTCGGATCATCCGACCCATACACGTCTGTCGAATTTGAAATATCTGACCGAGCAAGCAAATGCAGAATACGAGAATCGAATGGAGACTCTTCCAGACGGCTCTCAGCGGGTTCTGAAATATCTGATCTCGGACGAAGAGAAAGCAAAGAGGCAGGGAAGACTCAAACGTTATCGCAGCAAACTGGGATTAGATACTGATGTTCCCATCACGGATGCAAATCTGGTTGATGTGGTTGATCATCCGGTGCAGGTGTCAGGTAGCGGTACAGTCGAACCGGATGATCCTCGTAAGGGTTACGGTCGTACCTACAAACGTCCGAAGGGATCCGGTTTCAAGGGAGTCGTTGATGAGCATAGTTGGGGAGCTACCTGGAAGGATGTAAAGAAGCGAGTCGGAGCAGTTATTGGAGATACGACCGGTCTTGGAACCAAGAATATCGGATCCTTCTCTTCTGCTCTCCCGCAGATGCGAGCATTCGCAATCGCTCTCGCTCAAGCAACGGGAATGCTGGGGATGCTCGCAAAGGCAGGTGCTCCCGATGCGTTCGCAACCCTTCAGGGAATGTTCCAGATCATCGCTGCTCAACTGGGTTCGATGATGGTTCCTGCTCTGATGAAGGCAACGGAACACCTCGTCAAGTTTGCTTCTGCTCTTGAAGACTTCCGAGTCGGTCCCGGTGGAACCGTCGCGGAGGATACGATGCGAGCATACATGCGAGGAGGTCCAATGGATGCGTTGCTGACAGGAGTGCAATCCGCAGACACCAATCTGAAAGGAGAATGGAGATCTCCTCTGAAGATGCCTGACATAGCATGGTGGGGTAATGTCTCCCCGTTATCGATGTGGCAGTCTCCTTATCATTACACCCAATCTGCTTCTGCTCCGGAAGGATCCGGTCTCGGTATCAAACCCGAGGAGTTCAAGAAAGCAATCTCCCTCGTCTCGGTCAAGACCACTCCGCAATACTCCTCCCTCGAAGACACCTACAAGAAGGTTCAGTTGGACGTATTGGGGAAGGGTCCGATCGAAAAGATCCTGGAGAGGATCCAGGAGGAGAGTCTCCTCAAGATGCTCGAACGACTGGAGAGCATGGATGGGAAGATGTCCGGTTCTCCCACTCGTCCCTTCGGTTCGATCTGAGCAATCCCTTCGTCAGTTCTTCTCCCTCCTCCTCATCATTTCTTGAAGTAAACCGACATGGCAATTCTCTTCGATACGTTCTATCGTCCCATTCAATACTGGGAACGAATTGGTTCCCTCACTGGTACTTATACCGGTGAGGGACTTGTCGTGAAACGAGTCTTCGATACACCCTGGAGCACTCGCTGGATCTTCTGTCGCAAGATGTTGGGATATCACTTCCTCGATGTCAACAGTGCTCAGAAGACCTACGTCCATCGCATCGTTCCTGATCGTTACATCCCAACCAACGTCGAGGATTATAGCAACGGAACAACCTTCAAGGAGATGTACGTTGACTCTCTCGAACAGATCGAACCGATTCGACCGGAGAGTTGGGATGCGGTCAACAAGGAGGGAGTCAACTCCCTCGCACGTTGCACCTTCACTTATCGCTATCCCAACTACGCAGTCTTGACCGATAAGGAGATCGAAGACTACCTCGCTATTGCTCCGGATGTGCAGTACGGTCGTCTGGTGTCTGATGTGGTTCGTCCCAGCACGGTTACAAGCTATTACAACGAACTGGAAGATGGTACTGCTGATCCGGAACCTTACTACCAGAATATCACCTCCACCAAAGCAGCGGTCGTCAAGCGGTACATCTCCAAAGCAGTGCAACCGACCGCTCAACATATCGTCCTTCCCTACGGGATGATGCGATTCGTGGATGGGACGGTGAAGACCTACAACGACACCAACTTCGTCACTCGCACTGTTTATGGAACCAAAGCAACCAACATCACCACGAAGTTAGTTGCGAAGTCGGAAGTAATCTATACCTGGCACAACGTCCCCACCTCCGACATCACCGGTTCGAGTCAGGTCAAGAGGATCCAGAGGTTCATTGGATGTGTCAACAAGTACACCTTCGATGACTACCTCCCCCAGACTCTCCTCCTCACCGCAGTCAACTCCCGTCCCTTCCGTCAACTGGGAGGTCACTACACGACCGACATCGAGATGCGGATGACCTACTTCTACGTTGCGGAGAGCTACAGCAACGGAGTTCCTTTCAGCAACGGAGACACTGCGATTGGTCACAACTACTTCCTTCGCTTTGCTCCCGAAGCGGAGAAGTTTCAACCGCAGTGGGTGGATACCGGGTATCGCTACGATCTCTTGACGCACAATGGATTGAAGACGGGAAAGCGATTGTTTGAACCGAAGGACTTCTTCGAGATGTTCCTGTCAACCTGAGAGGGGTTTAGCATGGCAGGAGAGATCGAATTTCTTAACGAGATCAAGGACACTCGTACCAATCGCAAGGTCAACTTCACCCATCTGACGGAAGGGTATAACTTCCAGTGTGGGGAAGAGGAAGGAGCATCCGAGACCTTTCCTCTTATCTGTAACTGGGAGGACTCCTATCGACTTGCTGACTACCTCACTGAGTCCGCAACGATTGATTCGTCGGGGAAGTTGATCCGTCATCTCCCGACCAGTCTTCCCTCCCTCGCAACCTTCACCTCCCCCTTCACCGACAATCCTCTTCCAGTTCTGAATCAGAATACCTCGATCTCCAATCCTGCAACATTGTTCGTGCAGGAGATCAACAGCATCGAGGGGATCCGACCGCAGGGATGGGATGAAGGGAACAAGTTACCTGAGTACCTCTACGGGAAGGTAGTCGCAACGCAGAAGACGGTTCCCTACTCGGTTCTCTCTTATGAAGACTTCCCAAAGTTGCTGGGGTTCGACGATGCGAACCTGACGACCGATGTCTACTTCCGCAACGAGACAACTTATCTACTGAGGTATCTGTCGCGAGGATGTGGGAGATCAGAGTTCACTCAGTCATTGAAACCGGGGTTGGTGCATGTCTACTATCTGTCTCCTCTTAAAAGCAAAGGAGTGCTTCGTCTCACCAAACCAGATCGTTGGTTCTATTTTACTCCTGAACAGGAGAAGATTCTCCGTGACACCAACTACCTGTGGGCATCCTCTTATGGAACGGATCCGAAGGAATACAAACGTCGTCGGGAAGCATTCATTCTTTCACTGGGACTGGAAGAAGCAAATCAGGTAGGGGAGAAGGTCAGCGAGGAGTTGATGACGAACTCCCTTGATCTCAAGTTCGGGTCTCCTGAGTATCATCTGACGTGGCACAAGGTTCCATCCACCACTCTCAGTTCGCATCATCGGATGAACTGGTGGATGCAGTTCATTGGTTACTGCAACAAGGAGGTCTTCGACGGACACGAACCCGGTTCTCTTCTCCTGACCGGACTCAACATCAAGATGGGTCGCTTCTTCAACGGAAACCCCTACGGAGATGTGACCTTCATCATGAAGCAGCGAAATCAGAAACATGCGTGGGAGATCACGGACTCACCGCAAGAAGCAGTGGGACATAACTCTTTCCTCCACGTTGATCGTTATGGTGTTTTCAAGGTTCACAACGTCACACACAACGGACTCAGGGACGGGAAGAAACTGTTCGAGAAGAAATACTTCCATCTTTTATTTAAACTGAGTTAGATGAATACCAAGCTGGTCTTCGCGGATAGTGAGTTCTCCCTCTTCCATACTTTCTGTAAGGAGATTGTGAACTCCCGTCGCACGATGTACGGGAAAGACGGATCTGCTCAAGTCACGATCGATTACCTCTGTAACTCGCAGTTCTTTGCTCACTGTCTCCGAGAAGCATTGGGGGAGAGTTGCTCGTCATCAATCAACGGTATCCCTCATCTACAACCGGTGAAGTTTCGGGAATCGGTCTTTGAGGATAACGTATGGGACTACGAAGATGCTTTTGGGATTCCGGGTTCACGCAACAATCTTGAATACAACTTCTTCTACCGCACCAAACTTCAAGATCCCTACATCCATCGTCGTCCTCCTGCGAAGATCTTATTCGAGGGTCTACCGCTCACTCCCGAGGTTCGGGACGAGAACAACAACGTAGTTTATCGCGGATCGAAAGACGAACCCGTCACCTGGTTGTATGCGTCGAAGGTTCTCAACACCCAAGCTCTGTCTCCGGAAGCTCCTCCTGATCCGACTGTCTTCTTCGAGCATCTGGATCAGAAGTCCATCGTGTTGAAGTTCCCGTTGAACTACAAGGTGATCAAGTTCACGTTGTCCTTCGAGCATAAGTCTTATAAGATCTTGACGGATCAGGATGTGCTGTCGTCTTCTCCTGATCGGGTTGAAGTTTCGGACATCTCTGGTCAGTCAGGTAGTAATGTCCGACCTCTCCGCTACATCTCCCGCTACCTCCTCCCCGTCGCAAAATTCGAGAAGATCCCAATGGGGAAGATGTTCTGGGTTCCAGACGGAACTCCTGAAACGAACATCCGGGAGAACCTGCTTCGAGGGTCTGAGCTAGTCTACTCCTGGCACGAAGTCCCTACCTGTCTGAAGCAGGAGTTGCGGATCCAGCGTTATCTGGGAACCGTCAACAAGTACACCTTCGATCGTTTCCCTGCGGGTACCCTGCGTCTGGATGGGATGTCGATGAAGACCTATCGACCCTACCACGGTAATCTCCTCACCGACTTCAGCCTCTTCGTCAATCACGTCGATCGCAAACCACAAGTGCTGCTTCCTGATGCGGACGAGGATCCTTTCGATCTGAAGGGATACGGACACAACTATGTCACCTTGTACGGAACGGAGAGAGCAGACAACGATCTCCGCATTCGTTATGTAGCGGATGTCAACCTCCGTCCTCCCTACCCCGAAGCAGACTGGTCCTTCATCTTCCTCCCCTACGACGAAGAATAACCGAGCATGGCAGACTTCAATTTCACCCGGATCCAATCCGGAGACTTCATCTCCGCAGCAGAGTACAACCGACTCTGTGAAGAAGTCACCAAACTCACCTCCATCACCGGATATGGTCTGGAGAAAGGTGGGTTCGGGGTTGCTCTGCCTCCTCCCGATTCCAACTGGATCTACGCTCGCTTGACCCAGAGGTTCGAGAGCTACGATCGCATCCGCTACTCCTGGGTCGAAGTCCTCCCGGATGGAGAGGGAAACTGGTTAGACACCGAAGCAGGAGCTTCCGGAAACGAGGTCGAACTTCCTGCATTCGAGTTGAACAATCGAATCGTTCCGACCTCGACCATCGTCGTTCTTTATAAAGGGAATGCGAACTTCACTCTCTTCGCTCATCCGGGAGGAGACGAAGAAGAGGACGAGGGAGGTCAACCCGGATCGACTGGGTCGGATGGAAGTAATCCGGATGCAAATCTCGTCTGGTACTCCTACTACTCCTACCTCGAAGCTCCTCTCGTTCATATCGGACAGGTCCTCGATACCAACGTCAAGTTCCAGATCGGGACGTTGAAAGGGGGAGTCGTTCGAGATTCGCATCTCCGCTTCGCAGTCGGAGATGGGGTTCCTCTCCTCTCTCCTCTCCAGTTCTCCATCATCGGACAGACACTCCCCGCGAACAACTGGTTGCAGTTTCCCGAATACGGACAGCGATCTCCTCTGCTGCAAGGTCCCTTCGCAAATCGTTTCACCAGCGAACAGGTCGGATTGATCCGAACGAGGACTCACTCTCCTGTCGATCGCGTCAACCAGAACTGGTACGTTCAACTCAATCTGATGAGTCTGTTCGGATACGAGTTCTACGCAATGGAACTTAACGATCTGGGAGCAGGCAATCAACGCTTCCTGGAGACAGAAGCAGGGGAGAAGGTCTACAACGCTTGCTGGGAAGAGGATGTCTCGACCGCTGTCTATCACGTCGAATATCAGGGAACCGACAAGGGTTGGATCGTCATCCTACAACACAACCTCGATGGAGGGAGTGGATCAGGTTCAACTCCAGGATCAGGATCCGAAGGAAGTGGATCGGGTTCCATCCCCAATCTCCCCGACATCATCGACGATCTCGTTCCGACCGATGTCATCGTCGATGTCTGTCCCATCTACACCCCGATCGAAATCCCCGAGATCCCCGCTGCTTACGTCGGGGTTCCTGCTTCCGCTGGAGCGGTTGGAGAGGCAGGAGATATGAGCTACGACTCCTCTTACATCTACCTCTGTGTCGCTACGAATACCTGGAAACGGGTAGCAATCTCAACCTGGTGATGAGCTAATGGCATTTCCAACTATCGTTCAAGCTATCACCGGACTGCGACTCAAGCGAAAGACGTTGATGTTGCCTCGCTCGCAGGTCTCCTCCGCTGAGATCTGCGACGATGCGGGTTCCTGCTGCTCGGGATCAACTCCGATGGGATCGGGTTCTGGATCCGGTCACGATCGCTGCACAACCGAGTGCTTCATCTACGGATGCGAGGACTCCCTCGTCTGTCCTCCGATTGAACTCTGCTGCACGATCGAAAACATCTCCGCAACCAGTTGTGGTGCTCTCGATGGGGTCACATTCCCCGTCACTCTCAACTTCACCGATGCTGGATCTCCTTGCTACATCGATCTCGGGACTCATACCTATGAGGACTGCGAGATCAGCGGGGTGCTGGAACAGGTTGATCCTTCCATCGCAGGGATCTACTACCCCTATCTCGTCTCCTCCGTTCCTACCTCCTTCTGGGGTTTCGACGGAGAGTATCTCTGTGGAGTCGGCAGGAAGAACTTCGCTCTCAACAGCGGTACGACCTACGTCGAGTCGCTGCAATGCAATCCCTTCAAACTGGTGATTCAGTTGATGGATACCGGTTTTGAAGCAGTCACGAATGGAGATGGTACGCGAACGATCACCGGATCCAGTCGCATTCGTCTGACGATCGAAGCATGCTCTACCTCTACTCCTCCAGTCACCGTTGCTTGTTGTCCGGGAGCATTACCAGGGACTCTCTATCTCAATCTCTCGGATGGATGTGAGAGCTTCGGAGCAGACTCTCTTCTGGTCTACGATGCGGATGGGGCAAACGGACCAGGATGGTATTCAGAAACGAAGGTTGTCATGGGGGACACGATCTACTTCCGTTTCGGATGTGCAGGGTCTACGATTTTCGAGATCGAGGCATACAAGAACGGATCTTCCAATGGTCTGGGAATAGCAGAACCCGACTCCTGCGATCCCTTCGATTGGACTGCGACCATCACCCATTCAGGGTATGCTTGTGATCTGAACTTGCTCATGACTGCAACCATCAACGAATGAGGTTCCCATGTCGCGATCTCGTCCCTGTACCTGCAACCGAGCTTATCTCAACTCCCACTACTCTCCCGATCAATGTCGCAGATGTTGGTTGTTCTTCAACGACAAACGACATCGCATCTACTGGGGAGGCGAAGAGCATCAATCTCCCGAATCCAATCCCGATCTCGCGGAAGCAAAGGAGAGACCACATCCGGGAATGTGTTCGAGATGTATCCTGGAGAAGATCCAGAAGGGGGAGTTCTTCGCAGAATACCCCTCTAGATGGCAAGAGTGGGATGTGGTGAAGAAATCCTTCCACACCGCAGCGAAGGGGTTTCTAGCGTCTGTCAGGGCCTATTCCGGACCTGTTGAAGGCAGGGGAATCATTGTCTCGGGAGGAGGTCGTTACCTTCCGGGAGCATGGATCACCTGCAAGATCATCCGCTCTCTCGGTTGCAATCTCCCGCTCCAGGTCTGGTATCTTGGACGACATAACGAACTACCGCAGGGATGGGACGTTCTCTTCAAGAAGACGTTACCAGATGTGGAACTCGTCGATGCAGATCAGGTCTCGAAGTCGTCTCCTGAACCAGCACGGATCCTGAACGGGTTCGAGTTGAAACTCTTCTCGGTCAACCACTGTCCCTGGAAAGAAGTCCTCCTCCTCGATGCAGATGCTTATCCGGTCGAGAATCCCGAGTTTCTCTTCGATCTCCCCGACTACAAACAGAAGGGATCGATCTGGTTCCCTGATCTCGCGAACACCGACTCATGGACAAAGTGGGACTTCTGGGGAGTCAAGAACTATCCGGGATCCGGTCCTCCACTCGAAACCGGTGAGTATGTCATCAATCGGGATAAATCTCATCTTCCCCTCCAGCTTGCTTACTGGTACGATCAGAGGTCCGATTGGTGTTACGGGAATCGAATCCTTAACGGAGACTACGGGGACAAGGGACCCAATCGGGTTGCCTGGACCCAACTGAAGTATCCGAAGGTTCTCTTCCAACAGGTTCCCATCTGGGAGACCCATTCCTTCCTCCATCTCGGACCCTTCAAGGAACCTCTCTTCGTTCATCGGTGTCGCGATAAACCCAAACTTCCTGGTTTGAAGTTCGACAAGTTCACAACCACCCCTCAGCGACACACATCCAATCTCTTCTGCTCCAAACTTCCCCAAGAGAAACTCTTCTTCCATTTCCTCCAACAACTAGAGTCCGAATGCAAATCGTTGAATCTGCTCTCGACCTGATCAAGAAACATTGGGTGCTCGTTCTCCTGCTCGTCGCGGTTGCGTTCGTTGCGGTGCAAACCAACTCGACTTCTGAAGAGACGAAACCAACTCCCTCTCCCGTCTGTCCAGGTCCCAACTGTCCGTCTCCTAAACCGGATACCCCGAAACCAAAACCGAAACCAAAACCGTGGGTTCCAGATGGTTCCGTCTCAGCAGTTGTTGAGGGAGCGGAATCGAAAACGAAGTCCTATGAAGCAAAGGTCACCGATAACTTTCTTGCTCCTGATGGAACAGAATGCAACTGTCCTCTCCCGAACGAGTTCCATCTCAAGAATCGAGGAGGCAGCGATGGAAGTGGTCTCTGTGTCTTCTGCTCCATTCAACACGAAGCAGTGTGGCAAGACGTGGAAGTTCTAAAAGACTTCTTCAAATGGATGTGGACTCGACCGGGAGGTGGTTATCCCCAGAAGGTCGATCAGATGATCGAACTCAAATGCAAGGAGGCAGGGGTTCCCAAACCACGTTATCTCCAGGTCGAGAACAACGATCTCGACATCCTTCGTCTCGCGTGCAAGACGGGTCGGATGCCCGGTGTGACCTACGCATATTCTCCGACAGGTCGTTACGGAGGTCAACGAATCGCTCACATGGTTTCTCTCGTCCACGCGGACGACAAGTGGTTCGGTATCCTCGACAACAACTATCCCCACTCGATTGAGTGGATGAACGAGAAAGAATTCCTTCGAGCTTACTCCGGTGGTTCCGAGGGATGGTCCGTCATCCTCCTCGATCCGGGTCCTCCTCTCCCTCCTATTAATCAGGAACAGGCGATCATGAAAAGATCCCTCCCCGTCTCGTTGTTGATGACTTCTTTGCTGCTCACTGCTCCTCCAACCGCATCCGCTCAGTGTCCGGGAGGTAATTGCGGGGGAAGCTCCCGTTTCTCTTCTCCCAACTACGTCGTCCCTGTCGTCTCCAACCCAACCGTCTCGACCAAGAGCGGTTATCAATGGGTTCCCGTCAGTCAGGATCCTGACCAGGTCGCTCTCTTTCTGGATAACAAACAGATTGGAGTCTGGAGACTGGATCTCGGTGTCTACTACGGAATGTATTCGGGAGGTTGGAAGTTGGAAGAAGTTCCGGTGGATCCTCCGATCGAAGCGAAGAGTCGCAAGGTCGAAAAGAAACCGACCTCGACTGCGTTGATCGGAGCGACTGATGACGGTCCCATCACCCAGAACTTCGGGGTTGATCGCACGAAATGCAACAAGGACGGATCCTGTTACAAGATCGATGGGGTTCCCGTCAGCAAGGATAAAGCATACGAAGCGATCTATGCGAACCTGTTAGATGATTCGAGTTTCTATCGCTTCACGGTGATCGGACCCAAAGCTCTTCGCGAACAGGTCACAAAGGATCTGGAATCCAATCCAACCCTCTCCGCGTGGAAAGATAAGTTCGTCGTCAAGTCGTATGAACCCGATCATTGGGCAGTGAAGGGACTCGGTTTCCTCTCCGGGAAAAGCAACTTCGCTCTGCTGGTTCAACTTCCCAACGGTCAGGTTCTCCATCGACAGGAAGATTACAATGGAGGGGCACAGGAACTAGCTGGTGCTCTCCGTAAGATCGATCCCAACTACAAACCGGAGAAGGATAAGGATCAACGTAAGTCGGATGATCCGGTTTCGGGGTTGCTCGACACACTCAAGTCCATTCCCACATTCGGTTGGTTGATCGCTGCGGGTCTCGCTGCGTTCTGGTATTTCTCCAAGAAGAAGGAAAGCTAACTCACTCCCATGTTCACTCTCTCGAATCTCCTCTGGGCCGCTGTCGCTGTCGCAGGTTACTTCCTTGCGAAACGTAACTCGACTCCGACTCCTGCTCCCGTCCCGGTCAATCCCGTTCCGGTGAATCCCAACCTCCCCGATGATCTCCTTCCCCTGCTCGAACTGCTGAAACAACTGCTGTTCAAGAAGCAGTCGGTCGAAGCGAAGGTCGTCCTCGAAGATCTCCTCAAACATGCAGACGAGAAGAAGGTCGTCTAATCATGAAAACATTCCTCCTCAGTTCCCTGCTCGTGGTTGCGTTGCTGAATCTTGGACTGCATCTCTACCACGACTGCTGTCCTCAAGCGAAGCATCCGGTTAGTTGCGAATGTAAATGTAAGTGCGACTGCAAATGCGGTTGTGCTGACAAGACGAAAGAACCCTGCAAGAAAGGCAAGTGCTGCTGCGATGAATGATCTGTTGAAGAAGCTGGAAGGTTACAAGACCTACAGTGCTGCGATCGGTTTGCTCGGTCTCGCGGTCTATCAGTTTGCGAACGAACAATACGAACTCGGGATGCAGTCGTTGTTCGCTGCCCTCGCTGCTTTTGGGTTGCGAGATGCGATTGTGAAGAAGGTAGTCGAGTAGTCCGGGATCGGATTGAAGTTAAAAAAGAAGGGGTAGTAGTCAAGACGACTACTACCCCTTCTGCGTTTACGGATCGAGATCGAGATCTTCTTCCTCTTCAACTGTCCTCAACGGAGGAGGAGAACCGGTGTCGGGATAAGTTCTCCAGTCAGGATAGGGACACAGAGGTTTCTTTGGAGGAGGTAATCCTTCCCGACGACAACGAAGCTGCTCCCTCAGATACTTCCTCCACGCTTCCCGACGAAAGTATTTCAACCTTCGCTTCGACTCCTTGTGAACCTTGTAGCAACGGTTCATCTTCTGATAGAGATCCGGAGTCTGCAATAACCGCGTCAACCATTCAGTGAACCATTTCGGTTGATCCCAGAGGACCTGCTTCTGGAGAGCATTCCGAATCTCCGGGATCTGCGTCCGTCGTCCCCGCATCATCGGGATCTCTTCCCCAACCAGATTCTCCTCCGGAACCCGATCCTTCCGGACACACTGCACTCGACCCTGGGGAGACAGGAAGGTGTAGAACTTTGCTCGCTTCGCATACCACGCGGTCGTCTCATAGAACGCAGGTTTGATCTCGATGCGAGCAATGCGACTGGTTCCGATGTCACGAACCTTCTGGTGTCGCTTCAGTCGGATCGTGCGTCGATAGATCCATCCATAGGTCGGATCGGTGGGGTGGATGTGGGAGGGGGTGTAGCTCATCGGGTTCAGTAGGATTCAGTAGGAATCGAGGGGTCACAGTAGGAAATCGGGGTCAACCAGGTCACAGCAAACCCCTGGAAACATAGGGGAAACGAAGAGATGACGCTCCATGTCACGGAGCAGAGGTTGGATCACCAACCCCTGTTCCCTCAACAACTTACAGCTTTCCTAGTAGGAAATCCTAGTAGGAATCGATCACCTTCTACGCGAGCAACTCCGCAGTCTGGTAGTTGACCTCGTCCGCGATCTCCGCATCGGACAGGACGCGAGGAGCAGGATACAACCGACGAGCGGTGTCGATCCCTTCCTGATACCAGACTCCCAACTCCCCATCCGGGTTCACTCCGTAGAGGGCAGGAGGAGTCGATTTCTGATACAACAACCCCGCTCGCATCCCCTTCCACCATGCTTCTTTCAACCGCTCCTGATGAGCAAGGAAGCTGCGAAGTTGCAACCCCGTCATCCGGGTGACAACCCCGAACTCCGACTCGACGAGATAGTGGTCCTGTCCCGTCTCGGGACGCAACCACTTCACGATCTTCATCGACTGTCCCTTACACTTCCCCGCGACCGCGAGGTATTCACAACCAACGTAGTCCTCACCGCGTTCTGCAAGGGCAATCTCTTCGTCACTGAATAGCATCTTGTTTACTTCCAATTGAGAATTTTCTTAACGTGAGCAACTGCATCCGACATCGAATCAAATATCACAAAGACGGAAGATCGCTGTCCGATCTGGATTCCTCGGTAGAGAGCATCTTCTGGACTTAACCCGTCAAAACAGATAACTTCCACATCATCTTCGAGGGGTTGTTTGTGTCCCCAGTAGGTAGTGTAGCGTTCGATAAGTTCCTCATCCGTACCACACACGATGTAGACGGTCTCCATCAAACCTCCACACAGTCTTGAATCAACAGATCCTCGGTTATCTCCACCCCGGTCATTGACTCAATTGCTCGCTGAAAAGTCGAAGCTGCTGTCTGGTACATCAGCTTCTCCGCTTCGATCCAGTCAACCTCCCCATCCTCTCCAACTGGAGCATCGACCACCACCGAGAATAGTTTCTCGTAGGAGAGGATGAACTCCACTTCTTTCGTCTTAGTCTTCACGTCCACCTCGAATCATTGAATGGGTATACGTCGGAGCATTCGACTGAGCAGCGAACTTCTGCACCAGTCGCAGATACTTCACCAACTCATGCAGGACATCTTCAGGAGTCTTCGAGGAGTGTTCCTCCTTCTCCAACTCCAGCAACTCCGACTCACAATGTTCAATGATCAGATCGATCGTCGAGATCACCAGATTCGGTTGAACCTTCTTCTCAAAGCTCATCCTGTTTCTCCGGTATAACTTCCTTCAAGATCAACACCACCGACACACCCTTCGGAACCAGACCTTCCGAGAAGTGACCTCCATCCTCGAATCGCAACAGCTTCAACGAGGTCCCCTTCTCATGAACGAACAGACAACTCCCACTCGCGAACAGATCATCGTGATGATACGAGAACCTCCGTATTTCGATCCAGCGACCCAGAGAGATCAAAAGACTTGGATGATCGAACGAGAGGGACTTCGTGTCTCCTGCGTTGATTCCGGAGGGATAGAAGCGAACCTCGCAGCAGTTGGGAAGACGTTCAACCTTCCAGTTGTTCTCCCAGTGGAACTCATTCCAGACGAGGGTTGCATGGTCGGGGAAGGTCGCAGCAGCTTCTCCACTTCGACTGGAATAACGCAGTTGATTCTTCCCCTTCCCCCAAGCTCCGAGATAGCTGAGTTTACTCCCATCTCCGACATCGAACAAGGGATGCTGTTTCAATCCCTCCCTCACCTCTTGAAGAAGATTCTTCTGGAGCGAGGGGAAGAGAAAGTTGTGTAAGATCACATCGTTGCGTTGGGGAGCGGACGACTCCCGTTTCTTGCGATCGAACTTCTTTGCAAGCTGTTGCTGCTGCGTGGACATAACAACGTAAGACCTCCTCGGGGAGACAACTTAAATAACTCTGTAACTCGTGCTCGAACATCCGCATGGATCGGATCCTTGATCAGAGGGACAACCTTCAGTACAATTCAGGGAGCTGCTCTTCCTTGTAAACGAAGAGGAACTTCCGATGTCTCGCAAACCGAAACCGTGGTTCGACAAGCACAACGGAAAGTGGTACACGACGGACAACGGAGAGAGGGTCAAACTCGCGGATGGTCCCAAGAACGCGACGACGGAGAAGATTGCTTACGACGAGTTCTACAAGTTCATGTCAAGGAAGACCTCGCAGCAGGATGCAGTCAAGGTCGAGAAGGGAACTCCTCTCTCGGTGCTGCGTCTCTTCGATCTCTACCTCATCTCTTTCGAGTCGGAAGTTGCGATCAAGACCTGGAAGGAGAGGAAGTATTACCTGGAGGAGTTTGCGTTCGTCTACGGGAACAAGCTGGTGAGCGATCTGATCCCTCTCGCTCTTGATCGTTGGATGAAACGAAAAGAGAACGCGGAGAGATGGAAGTCAGACGACAGCAAGGCAACCGTCATCCGCAACATCAAAGCAGCTTTCAACTGGGGAGTCAAGCAGTGGGTCATCGACAAGAACCCCTTCCAGCACACTCCCGTCTCGTTCCGGAACAAACGCAAACCCGTCAGCGAGGAGCAGTATCAACAGGTGCTCGCTCTCTTCGACGATGATCCTCGTATGCAGGAGACGTTGCAATTTCTGTTCTGGGTGGGATGTCGTCCCTCGGAATTGAGACGAGCACGATGGGCAGATCTGGATCTCGAAGCAGGAACTCTTCTCTTCGGGAAACACAAGACGAGCAAGAAACAGAAGATCAGCAAACCCCGCAAGCTGATCCTGATCGAGCAAGCGATTCAGTTACTTCAGAAGATCAAGAAGCGAGGAGACCACGACGAGTTCATCTTCGTCAACTACCAGAAGAGACCCTACACTCCCGTTTACATTCAGAAGAAGGTGAGGGAGATGTGCGAGGCAGCAGAGCTACCATTCACTCTGCACACCTACTCGATTCGACATTGCTTTGGAACATCCGCGATCAAGAAGGGAGTCAGCTTGAAGGTCCTCGCGGAGTTGATGGGTCACAACTCCACGAGAACCACTGAAGGATACATTCACATCGCGGGAGACGTGACGTTGCTGAGAGAGGCAGCGGAGAAGGTGCGGGGATCGACTTGAGTGACGGAGCGGAAGTAGTCGAGTTCATTGAGACGTTCGACGAAAGTCTCTGCGAACACTAACCGATAGGTGTCGTATCCAGCTACGATCGCACCTAGAGCGTCTCGACTACTTTCGTCATGAGCTTCCTGGATCAGAATGAAATCGCATTCTTCTATATCTTTCGGAAAGAGTTCATACACCTCATCGAAGAGATTGGAAGCTCCAAAAGCTTCCATTCGTTCTCGATACTCCTCATCCGGGATCCCCACCCCGATCGCACACTTATGTCCTTTCCCGTCTCGATAGAAACACTTGTCCCTCTCGATGTCATACGAGGGCATCGTCCCATCCAGAGCAGATCTCACCAGCAGATCGTAGTAGTCTTTCTTCGTCGCGAGCATGGTCACCTCACCTTCCGTTCAACTTGTTGTCGTGTCCGACGTGACATATCCATCTTAACGGTTACCGGAATAGAATCAACCGGATACGTCCCTGCGAACTCGTGAGCTTGCTTGCGAAAGTCGCGGATGTAACGAGCAAGATCTCTTCCGTGAATACGATGGATCCCTCCGATCGACTCCTCCAGCAGACGACCGGACTGGATGATCCGACGCACGGTCGAATAGGAAACGTTGAGATGCTCCGCAACCTCCCGTCGTGTGTAGCGACGGGAGAGGTTGACACCATCATAGTGCGTTTTTTTTTGTCTTCTCTTTCACCACTTGAGGGATACTCCTTCTCCGGTTGCAGCAGTTCCGAGATCAGACAGATAAGTACCTCGCGAGCAATCATCTTCAAGATCATCGAGATCAACTCGCATCCCCTTTTGCTTGTTCCAACCACCCGGAATCCGACCCACTTTTGGTTCGGGATTACATTCACACCAGAAACCAGGTCCGGAGTTGAACGCTCCCATCCGAGCGATGAGGGGATGACGACAACCCGGACAGCGGACATACAACGACATCTCAAAACCGGGAAGAGGATCCGTTGCGGAGGAATTGTTCTGCGAGACTTTGCTCATGTTTCAGAGCTTCCTTTCGGGTATCGAAGGGACCGATCGGGGACGAGTTGGGTAGATCCTTGATGTACCAGTCAACTCCTCCCTCGATCGTGTCCACGTTACTGAAACGACCGATCGAATGAATCGGGGGCAACACCTTCCTCAGCAGTTCTTCCTCCTCTTCATTCAGGAGATGCTGGATGCGACCATCAGGGAGGACGAAGAGTTTCATCGGATTGCTTCCTTCAGGTCTTCTACTTTAACGATCTCGAAAACATCTCGTTCGATGACTTCGATGACTCCTTTATCTACCTCGCTTTCAATGTTACCGATGCGTGTGTAGTAGCGAGCTTGTTCCTCCGTCTCTGCGTGAACGACGTAGGTCATGTCAAACGTCCGAACTTCAATCGCGTTGATGGTGTATTCTTTCATGTGTTTAGACCACCTCCATCTCGAAGTTCCCGAGCAGCAACCGCTCCAACTCCTCGAACTCCAGATCGCTTACCGGTTCCCCATCCAGTTCGATCTCTTCCCGATACTTACTTGCGATGAACAACGAAGCGGTCAGCAGATCGCGTTCTCTCTCGGTCATCTTAGCAGTCTCCTAACGTATCAAACGAAACAGACGGGCAAGGACGATGGTGACGATCCAGAATTCCATCAGGTCAACTCTTCGGAGGGTTGGGGTTGTCGATGGGGATGATCCCAACGTTTCGGGAGGAACCCTCCCATCGTCAACCAGGAGTCGAGGGACCATATCAACTCAACGATCTCATTCTCTCGTGGAGAGACATTACCATCATCGAGACTCTCATCGACTAGCTCTCGGAGACGATGAAGGGTGTGTTCCGGATCCATGCTATGAAATCTCCTCAGTGATGAAGTTTGGATTCCACTCGTTCGGAAGGTTGTTGTGTGTTCTCTTCGTGATCGCAGTGTCCAGTTCGGTTACTGATAATGCGAGCAGGAAACTACGATAATCCAATTGGGCCGAATCCAGTATCTCCTTACAGAGACACCGGATTCGGTTTAGGAGATAGGTGGTGTCGTCAGTGTTGTAGGTCAAGCAACCTCCTCTTGTTGAGTCGCGATCTTCAACTCCGGGGAACCCAGCAACAGCTTGCGACGTTGTTTCGGAACCAGCTTCGTCTCGATCAAGAGACCCAGATCCTCGAATTGCTTCACGACGTTCGCTCGATTGGTCGAGTCCTTCAGCGTCTTCGAGTCCACCCCGCACATGATCGACTGAGCGTCCTCGATCAGCTTCGTCAACTCAGCGGACGAGGTGACCTTCATCTTCTTGAAGTTCTCGAAGAACTCATTCATCGAGTCGATCGAGGTGGACTTGATCTTCTTCTGGGTTCCATCTTCGTTAGGACGCAGACGAGCAACCATGTCGGTCACGAGCTTGTAGAGTTCATTCCCATATGCTTCGTTCGCAAGCTCCAGTGCCTTATCGAATGCAGCGGAGATGCGAGCTTTCTCCGCTTCATAGAGAGCGGGGTCGATTGTCTTCAGATACTCAGGAGGATTGAGATTGGGCCATGTCAACTCAAACCCGAACAGAGAAGTCGGATCGGTCGGATAGTTCGCTTCGCAGAAGAGGTCACCGAGATCCTTCTTCGCTTCCTGCTTGATCCCTTCCCAGTTCTTCGTGAGCAACGTTGCTGCATCATGCAACCGCTCCGCAGATTGATCGCACTCATCCTTGAACGATTGAATGTTCTCCTTGCGGATCAGACGCACTCCCGTCTCCACCCACGGAAGCGAAGACTCCAACCACAAGTTCGTCACTCGCGATTTGATCTTCGTCAACACCGAATAGAATTCATTCTTCGTGTTGATGATCTTCTTCGAGAGGGAAAGCACTTCCGGATTCGCGTCCCACAACTCCGCAGCTTTCTCCTTCTCCTCCCCCTTCAACGTCTTCTTGATACCCAACCAGGTCCACGACAAACCAACCCCCGCAGCTTGCTCCTGCAACGTCTTGCCCGAATCAATACCAATCGACATGATAGCTCCGTTCGTTAGTTAGAACTCTGCAACTCTTTCAGATCCACGAAACCTTGCTCGATCGCATTCAACAACCAGCGAGCATCTCCGACCGGGAAGGAGATGAGAGTCTTCTCAAGTCCTCCAGGCATCTTCCGCATACCCAGGGAGAAACAGATCTCCCCGGTGTTGCGGAGTCGAATCAGATTCAATACTTCGAGAGAAACGGGAATGGATGGTATGGGCGACTCGGACGAATTGAACTTGCTCACACTTCCTCTTTGTTGCCTCCTCCAAGAAGTTTCCGACGTGGTGCAAGCGACATCGGGGTTCCGACCGCTGCATCAAACTGATATCTCTTTCCGGTTCGAGCACAGATGTAGCGATTGT